AACACAATAGAGAATCGATTCTCATTGAAGTGTTTAAACATTCTTTCCTGATATTCGTATGGCTTAAACGGAACTAAACCAGTGTCAAGCGAAATTACTTTGATGTATGTCTCAGCAAAGTAGATAGGATCTTTCATACACTTTACATATTCAGAAACTTCTTCCTGTGTAAAGCTGTCTTGAATACCATCTCTCTTAACTAAAGCGTTTCCAAGATAGGTTTTATTATCAGGATTCATTATTCTTCAAAAACTTTTGTAGTTCAGTAGTAGAACCGACAAAAATAGCATTATTTGTAGTACTGCTACTACTAGCTTTTTGATCTTCAGACTGTGTCAAATCCCTTCTCTTCTTCTGTAAAGTAGTAAGTTGATCGATCATTTCAGTAGTAGTTTTAAACATACCAGCAAGGACTTCAAATGCACGAGGGTGTTCAGTTTCACTTGCAAGAATCATCATATTATCAATAGCTTCTTCAGCCTTAATAATAAGAGTTTTAATCTTTTCGCGGGAATACACATAATCTTCTTCTGTATCCGCAACAATTTCTGTCTGAGCTACCTCAGATTTAATCTTTTTTAATTGTTGTGGGATGTGTGTTTCAAGCGCTGCTATAATATCATCTTTAGTCTTATTCATAATATAACTATATGACTTCATCAAAGCCAAATGTATCTATAATTTCATACGGAGAATCTTCACTGGCTGCAGTCCGTATTGTTTCTATTGGTACATCATCAATTGTTTTTTCAACTAATGAAGTATCATGTAATTTTGCATCAACTTTATAAATTACTTTACTCGACTTAACTTCACCAATAAAACGAACTTTCATTGTAAAATTTAAAGTGTAAACAATTACTCTCCTTGTTTCAAACTCACCTTCATATTCATCTTGTAATGATACGTCTGTTAATGTAATTGGTACATCAACACTTTGACCAGGTCCTTCCATATCATTAATAGCTACAGTAAATTCAGGTGTAAATGTTGGTAATATTTGTTCAACGATTTGCAGTGCTTCATCTTGTGCTTTTGCTAATATGTTTAATTCTAAAGATAAAATATAAGGAACACTTTGGTAAACAAAGTCTTTAGAATTACCAACATCACCCGTAAATTTTTTATTTAGTTTATTTAATTTGATTGAAGAATCATAAGAAATATCTGTTATATTAAATGACATTCTTGGCACCTTGATCGCAATGTGCTCGGCACCACGTGCTTCTTGCTCAAGCCGCGCTAAAAACTTCTGACGAGGACCATAAGAAATAGGGACACGCTCAGCTACACTGTTATATCGTTTGATTGAGATATTATTGAATACCGCACCAAAAACTGAAACAGCTTTTCTTAATGTCTGATTATAAAAATGAGTACCTAATAACATAATTATTCTATTTAAATGGGATTTCTTGGATCACCAAATGGATTTAATTCGCTAAAGTCAATAAAGTTATCACCAATATTATTAAATTCTTCATTTTGTGCAAACGAATCATTATCGTCGATTGCATTAAAGGAGTCTGTAGTGATAATAGGATATGAAGCACCTGAACTTACTCCTATAATATTTCCGCCATCGACATTATCAGGTAAGACTGTCGGTCCAAATGGTGTGTTACTGCCATCAGACGCAACCTGGCTAGAAATATCAATTGTTCCTTCACCCACAGTTGATACTTCACCAGTAACTGTAATTCCACTTGTTGTATTTGTTTGCGTTACATCTTCACCAACTTGATATATACCTGAGCCTTCTCCAAGTGATAATGTTGTTCTACTAGCAAATGCAGTTTCAAATAAATCTATTTCATCAACTCCAGTATCAATCGCTTCATTGCCATATTCAAATAATTCACACTTAAGCTTAAATGTCGGAATATTTTGTAACTGATAGAACGGGGTTTCCTCTTCTACATAGTGTATCTCAAACAAACCTTTGACTAATGGAAAATAGATTAAATCACCTTCTTGTGGCCGAGGCTCAAATGTTGGTTGAAACCTACCAACAAGCTGTTCCCATCTACGATTAGCGACAACCAAACTCATCTGATCTCTCATCTCTAAGCCAAACTTAGAAAGTAAATCACCTTCTCCTTCAAAGCCATCAATGTTTTCGACATACATTTCAATTTGAAATGCCTGGCCAAATTCACTCAGAGATGCTTCATTGAAAATACCATCTTCATTGATAATGCTGCGAGGCAGATAATATACATCGTGCCCGTATATACGCAAACCTTCCACAACTATATCTTCATACAAATTCTTTTCAGATTCTGCACCTAAACTAAAATATTGATTCCTTGGCATAATGTATTAACCTACGTAAAAATGTGGTGGCATCTCGTATGTGAGTTGCATATCTTCTTCAATTTTTTCGATATCTTGAACCGCATCATCATAGATTTGTCGACCATTAAGAGTAACACCACCTGGCAATTGCATTCCTTCGAATTTAATTAAATTTAAACCCCACTGTCGTTTAATCAACGCCGTTGCGTATTTCTTTAAAAATCTATCGTTATAAACATCCAAATACAAATTAGGATCAAGTGTTTCATAACCTTCAATTATAATATACTTACCTTCATTAATCGTATTAATCCAATCTTTTTCAATATATAAACGATTTTGGTGTCTTGAAAAAGTTATCAACTCTTGTATACCATTAATGTTTCTATCAATCATTGACATATATTGCTTTGTCATTTCATAATCTACTAACTGCCCTGGCTGTCTTAAATTATAAAAATCTTGGAGATGCAACTGATAATCAAGAGAAAACATACTAGTGCCTTCTTGTGACTGATTAAAGGGAAACACACGATTAACAAAAAGAAAATTATCAGGTAGAGTAATATATTTATTTAAAATATCACCCGCCTCAACTTGATGCTTTTTATAAATGCGTACTACCGCATCTGAGTGATATTCCTGATAAAACTGAATCGCTTCATCAATTCTATCTTCAACCTGATCTTCATCAACATTAATCTCGATCACGGGTGCGCCTAGATTACGAAGACAATAATCAATTAATTTCTGTCGTGAATTTACAATAGCCATACTTCTATTTATACAATATTGTTATATATTAAGTGCCCGCAATTCTTCGTATTGTAACAGCTGGAATGCCTTGGTACGACGACGGATTTAACGCCTCAAGACTATCCCAACTATTATCATCAGCATCAACATATATAGTAAGTGCAGAAACAGTGTTCGCAAAAATATTTATTCCGCTAAATGCGCTAATCGGACAAAAGGCAGTGACGGTATTCAAATTAGTATTCACTGCAAAAGCAGAATTGCCAATACTTGTAACAGTGCTTGGGATATCTATGCTTGTAAGATTGTTATCTTTAAATGCAGAGGCCCCAATTATGTTTGCGCTTGTTCCGATATTAAGTTCAGTGATAAGATTATTTTGAAAAGCAGAAGCTTCAATCCTCAAACCAGCAGTCGCGGTATCTGCAAATGTAACTGAAGTGAGCAAATTGTCTTTAAACGCACTATTACCGATAGATATAACAGAACCTGATATACTTAGAGATTCGAGTAAATTAGCTCTAAAACATTGACTACCGATAGATGTAACAGAATTTGGGATATCTATATTGGTGAGTTTCTGATATGCAAATACTGAATTTTGAATTTCAGTAACAGATGTAGGAATCGTAACCTCAGTTAGAATATTGAGTGAAGAGCCGGGCGCGTTCGTGTTGAATGCGCTATTGCCAAGAATTGTAACAGCATGACCAATGTCAGCCCTTACCGCATTATCTGGTACAGCGTCAGGATTTAATTGACCAGATGCAAATGATCCAAGTGTTGTTCCATCATTAAGGAAAAATAGCGTCCCTACATTTAATGATTTGGCGATAGCTATCTCAGCTGCATTATCCTCAATCGCAGTTTGTTGTGCAGTTGAAATTGGCTTGTCTAGATCCGAAGTATTGTCAACGGCATCAAGCCCCAAAGATCTTTTACTTACATCTCCAATGACAAGTGACTTCGCTGAAATCTTTGCAGAAGTATTTATTTGTGCGTTAATCTTTGCAGAAGTATTTATTTGTGCGTTAATAGTTGTCATGTTAAGCAGTAGTTACACGAGGAGTAACGTCAACTTGACCTTCGACAACACGTGTTACTGCTGCAGGATCTTCGCCCGAAAGAATCTCGATATCATATACATATCTGCCGTATTTTAAGAGCGATGTCTGTGCGGCAGTTAAAGAACATGTGAGTTCAGAATCAGAAACATTAATAGAAATATCAAAGTCAACT